TCACAAGCAGTGAATCCATCAGGTGGGAATGTATAGCATCCTAATCCACCAAGTCCTGCTCCCGAACCATTTGCATAGGAAGAACAAGAAGGCCCATAAGTTGGTGCAGCACCACCCGCATAATAAGCAAAGCAGCAAGTTTTACCAGGAAGTCCACCATCGGCACAAAAGTTTGATAGACCACATCCTGTAATATATGTCTTACATCCACGAAGTCCTACACAACAAGCAGAACAACAAGTTGGAGGAGCAAGGAACCAAAGATAGCACATACCACCCAAAGATTGCCCTGGGAAATCACATCCACAGAGAGTCTTACGGGTATGGGATCCAGCACCGCCAGGAGATCCTTGCTGGCAGCAGCATCCGCCTGCGCCAGATCCTCCGCCACCCCAGATCTCAAAGGTGATTTGCGTTACACCAGGAGGAGCACACCATCCACCACAGTAGTCCCAATATGGGTTAGTGCAGTTTTGATTATTGCAGAATCCTGTAAAATACTGAGTATATCCATCTTCAAGAATAGGCCCCCATCCAGTAGCCCAAATTGTTGATTCGGGAGTATCATTATTTGTAGATGGGTTGATATAACCAGCTCTTGCTTGTCTTTGCAAGTAGTCTGCGTTTTCTGTGTTGAGTAGTTTTCTTAAGTCTGCCATTTGTTTTTACCTCTCAAGTTCCTCAAACGTATCCTTGTCCAGATCCACCATAGGTGATCTGTACTAATCCATTGTATCCAGGTCCACCACAGTAGCAGTTGCCACCAGTTGCGCCTGCACTGTTTCCACCAGCACCAGGAATACCGTAGTTCCCATCATCTCCACCACCCCAGTATCCCATCGAAGCTCTCATAAAACCACCATAAGAATTTTCACCTGCGTAGTTCATTGATTGATATCTTCCAGCCCAATATCCACCTTTAGTATTAACCAGACCACCAGGATATGGGATATACTGTTTAACCATACACCAATCGGCAGCATCTTGGTTACAAGGAGATCCAACGGCACCAGGAAGTCCAAATGCTCCACCATCTGCACCATAATAAGGAGAACAATGAGTAATACCAATACAAAGGCCACCATAACAATGATTAACAGCATGTCCCAATTGAACTGCAGTTCCACAAGTATCAAATCTATTTGCCTTACCATCAAACATACAGGCATATGGGTTAGCTCTGTTTTTACCCACATTGTTTATATGCCAAAACTGTCCGATACCCGCATTTTGTTGGAAAATTGAATGTCCGCAGTTAAGTACACCAGGCCCACAAAATTCAACAGTACCACGGAAGTCCATTGTACCTCCGTGCATTGGATTTTGTCCGTCTGTGCTATAGCAGAAGCAACAGTTATGACTTAGGGCACAGAAAGTCATTCCAGGGGTGCCACCTTCCGCACAGAAATTACAAAGTCCTACGCCAGTGGCATATGATTTACATCCAAAGTGTCCAACCATAGGTGCTGTACCATTATTAGTACAACAACTACCTGACCCAACACAAAATTCAAACGGACATCCACTCAAATCTCCAAGATCTTTGGCACATAAGTTTCTATATGCATAAGCACCAGCCCCACCAGGGAATCCCCACATACAGCAGCAAACACCAGCACCTGATCCACCACTACCCCAAATTTCAATTTTAACAAAGTTAGTTCCCTGAGGAGCTCTCCAAAAAAATGCATTTGTATAAGGTTGTGTTCCAGCTTGACAAAAATCATACATTCTGATCTGCCTATACTGAGATCCATAGTTAGTGGTTAAACCAACAACACTTCTCAGTGTAGAGTCGTCTGCGTATTTAATCAGCGATCTTAAATCTGCCATTTTTTATTCCCCCCCTGGTAAGTTGGATTAATCATCAAGATTTAGAGAGAACCCAACCATAAGATGCTCCAGAATATAGAAGTTCAATTGATCTGTAGGGAATATTCATTGTTAGATTTTCATTTAAACCAGCAATTTTAGTAATTGAGGTTGTTGTTCCAACCGTACAGCTGTACTGACCCCATTTTCCATTTGGGTCAATAATTACAATTCTTGTTCCCACTACTGCAGAAGTTGAAGCAGGAATAGTAACAGTAATTGGACCCCCAGTAGTATCTGCAAGAACAGTTTCATTGGGGTTTGCAGTGTAATTAGTCGTAATACCAACTAATGTACTGGTTGCGATTGGTCCTGCGATAGTGCGTGGCATTGTACTTAAATCTCCTTGTTATAATTATACAGGTTGTTCGACACCGTAGACGCTACAACTTACGTTGGCGGTGTCTGAATAAACAACAACTCTTCTAGTTGCTTCCATAACAAGTCCAGTTCTTTCTAGAACACCATTAGGTGCCACATCAACATCATATTCAATGTACTGGGCAGTTGTTGGATCTGCGCCAGTAGTAATAGCAACTCGAACAGAAACGTTTGTTGTATTTCTGTTTGTAATATTAACGTTTGCGTATGCTAAGTTTGATGCAGGAACTGTATATAGTGTTGTATTTGTAGTTGCCGCAATCGAAACTTGGCCTAGAACTCCTGATGACATTTATAATTCTCCAATTTTTTCTTTGGTCATGTTATTTAAAGTTATTTATAATCATCATGATGTAGCTACCCAGTATGCAAATGATCTAGATTTGGTAATCTGAGCATCTACATAGGTTTTCACTGCTGCCTCTGTTGGAACTGAAGTATTAGAGTTGCCAGCTAGAGTTCCATCAGATGAGAACTCACTGATCGCCTCACCAATTTGACCACCAAGAGAACCTAGTCTTAAAGATGTTAAACCAGAAAGGTTGAAAGCAGAAGCATTCAGAGTTGCTGCACCAGTTGCCTGATCGACCGCAAAGTATTGGCCGACACGGAAGTTTCCATCTTGGTCGGTAGTTACATAATAAACTCTTCCAGGATATCCTTCAACAACTTGATTTCCAAGAATAGGAGATGTTAATGGTTTACCTGGATAGTTAGAAGAAGTTTTATTACCAATGCCAATATCAAGGAAGTCATGACCTGTCAATCTAATCTGACTGTAGTCATAACGAATACTAATTTGTTGTCCGTCAAATCCTTTAGATGTTGCTACCTTTTCAGAAGCAAGACGAACGATTGCTGTTCCTCTTAGAGTATCAGCACTAAATGTAATTGCAGTTCCTACAATACCACCAATTTGATCTCCACTAACTGTGATTTGTTCGTTCTGAGTAAAATATGCTCCTGCGGTCGAAATTGAAATTATACTTGGAAGTCCTGAAGCAGCGATCGTAATATTTAAAAATGCACCAGATCCTGTTCCACCAGCAGATACTGCAACACTTGGATAAGTGCCAGCAGCCCCAAGAGCTGCCATGTAATATGTTCCAGCATATCCTGCAAGACCATATGTTGGAGCAATATAGGAAGTAACTTCACTGATCGTATATGCCGAAGTATCAGATCCAATACCTGGTGCAACTGTAGAACCCGTTCCTGCACCAGCACCATAAAGAGAACCTGAAGTTCTTCTTGTGGTTTGACCGATACCATTATTTGTAGAAACACCAATGAATTGAAGTCCACCTCTTGCGCGAGGACGTTCAGTAAGACCTTTTAGGGGAATGAGATATCCTTTAATTCCACTATCAAAGTCATCATTATTCACAAGTCTTGCAGTTGCACCAGAAGAAACAAGTGCATCTGGTCCAATATAGATAACTTCATTTTTAACAAATGTAGTTAGTCCAACAGGACGATATGCAACTCTATTCGTTGATGAAATATCAAAGACAACAACACCACGAGCACCTGATGTGCCACCAGTAACAGCAGCGCCAACAGTAACACCGCTACCGACAGATACAAGTGTACCTGTTTGATACTCTAAAAGATCCCCATCAACCCGTGCGGTTTTTGGAGTTTCTGTCTGAGAATAACCAAGAGAAACAGAACCCCAAGTTCCATAAGAGTTATTACCATTCAGAGCACGGATAATTCCACCATTAGTAGTGAGATATCCATAATCCGCCCAGTAAGTAAATCCTGAGACAACTTCTGCCTTAGCATTATTATCTATCCAATATCCAACACCAGAATCAGCAACAACAGTATATGCGTGGAAAACCATACTCTTATTTCCACTGGCATGAATACTGCCATCAACATAAACACCAACACAACCAGTACAAATACCAGTACTATCCTTAATATAGGGAGATTTCCAGATAATAGGGCTTGCAGGGTTAAGTCTAAAGAATACGCCAGTAGGAGGGCAAGTAAGTGTTCCACTATCTTGTCTTAAGATAGCAGTAGGACTACTAGTTGTTTTCGCCCAACCACTCATTCCTCTAACTGTAACTTCACTAATAAGTGTTGCATCAGACATATGGAACATAGTTCCTGTTGCTAGTCCAGCATTTGCAGGTTCAATGAATACACCTCTCTGAGATGCTCCCCTAATCTCACAGAATTCTGGAACAGTGATCGGCAATTGTTCTTGATACGTTCCAGCCTGTAAGTGAATAACACAAGGGGTTTGAACTTGAGTTACGGCAAATGCTATAGTTTTCCATGCAGTTTCTGGAGATTGTCCCCATTGAACCCAGTCTTGTCCAGAGTTATTAACATAATAATTATTTGCCGCATTACCATAGTAATCCCAAATAGGATCCAACCCTGTTGAACGTAAGGCGGTTCCCGTAGATCCAATACCTAATCTTAGAGGAGAACCAGCATCTCTAGTAATTAAATCACCACGCTGCGTTAAAACTGCAGCAGAGGAACCATCAGCAAGTAAAGACCAGTTTCCAGAGGCCCAACTTGTAGCTGGTTGCTTACCTAAGTTAGATGATCCAACAGAAACATAAGATGATGCAGCATAAGAAATGACATCATTAATTTGATACTCAGTTGCAGTAGACCAAGTACCAGCATATCTCAAACCTCTTACAAGAAGTTGCCAGTTTGCAGAACTAGTTGTACCAAATCCAACAGGACGCGCACCGAATGGAATTGTAAGTCCGACACCAATAAAGGTATCACCACCATAACTTACAATATCACCATATCTATAGTTTGTAGAAACAGTATAAGTACTTATACCACTGGTTGAGATACCCGTAACCAATAATTCCCAGGCAGTTCCAATACCCAAAGGTGGAACTACACCAGTATTAGTTGCAACGCCAATATAAGCACTACCATTATAAGTTATAATATCTCCTTTCTGATATGTTGAGGTAGAATTATATCCACCTTCACCTTTTACACCAGAGACATATTCTGTAGCATATTGAAAAGAAACAACGCCAACACCAGAAGAGAAGTGAGGTGTTGTTACACGATATTGGGTATTACCATAGGTAAAAACATCATTAGTACTATAAGTCGTAAGTCCAACCCAATCACCTCTTGTACGAATACCTTCAGTATGAACGGCCCATCTAGGAGTTCCAATGTTATAGTCTGTAATGTACCATAAATCCTCTCTCGTTGTCGAGGTATGGTTGACAGTACAGACGTAACTATTACCACCTAAGGTAATAATATCGTCAATAACATAAGCAGTGCTTGGGGTCCATGCACCCCTCCAATTGAATTTTAATCTACCAAGTCTAAATTCTGCCATTGTTTATTCCTATTTTGGTCCTATGGTGGTGTAGTCGTAGGTTCCGTTCAATTGGAGAACGAGATATCCATCATCATCAATAAAATAGTTCACATTTCTTCTATCAAATCTTATCTGTTGGTATTTATCTTGCGGATTATTCGTTAAAGATTTTTGCTCTGTTGTTTCCACAACATAATCTTGGTAGTCCGCAACCTCAGTGATTTGACTTCCGTCTTTTCTATAATTTATATCAATCGCAGTATCAGTTGTCGATGCTGCACTTACTTTAGTAACATGCAACATGTGATTCTCATCACGCCTTAAAGCGTAAACATAATACCCATTAGAGTCTGAATATGGGCCGATAACTGCCCCGCTGAGCGTGATTGCCATTTTATGCTACTATCCCCCAATGAATTCCAGTCCACATAAATGAAACTCTTGCGCCTGAGATATCTAAAAATAGTGGCCCATCTACAAGATTTCCAAGTTGATCTTTAAATGGACTGTCTCCACTCAAAGTTCCACTAGTTCCCGAACTAGAGGCATATGCTGGAGATGTAGAAACATCAACTCTAACTCGATTTATTCCCCAAGAATAATATGGATCAGCAACTTCAACGCTATCGCCAACAGATAAAGCAGTGGATGGAAGAATAAGGTTTACACCTTCAGTTCTACAATCTACATAATATCTTCTTTGGGCGATAACACCAACAGTAGCTCCACCTCCACCACCAGTCAAATGATTAATATTAATCCACTTTGCAGTGTTACCCGTTGGTGCCTGAGCGATGATTTTAATATCATTGCCGTCACGAATATAAATTAACTGATCGGGTATATTTACAGCAATTTCACCATCAGCCAGTTGACCGACTGTTGGAATATTACCAACATTTCTACTTCTTTTTGGCTTGAAGATGGTCGCCATTAATTCAATTTTAAATGAATTTTAATTATTTATCTAATTTAATAACGGGCATATTTATTAAATGCTTGTATAGTGAATCCAACTCGTGGCAATATACTTATTACCCTTTAATGGGGGATTTCCTCTATGTACGTGAGTCCACTGAGAAGGCCAAATTACAACTCTTCCATTCTTTGGTTGAACTCTACGATGCTGATATTTAAATTCTGTTTCTCCACCTTCGACTACAGTATTCAAATAAACCATTGTTGCTAGGTAACGAGTCGTATATTGCAGTGCTTCAACTTCAGAGTGCCAAACGTGATACCCCTGACCTGGTTGAGTTCTTTGAAGATTGACAGTATATTGATGACCTTGAATATGATGAAGATATCCAAATTTTTTTACATACTCATTATAACAGAGTGCAGTCAATTCATTATATTTCCCCATCACTTTCATTGATAGTGACATATCAAAGGAATCTTCCTTTTCGTGATTCACTGCCATCCATATTACTTCATCCTCAAGATTCAAGGATGGTTTATCAAGTGTTTTTGAATTTCTAGAAAATGATATATTTGATTTTTTTAGATTTTCAAATAAATGAACCAATTCTGTACCATCATAATTGGTATCAAAAACACCAATGAAATCATCACTAATATCAGAACTTAAAATTTTAAGATCTGTTTTTGCAAGTAATGAATCATAATTGTTACTGTCATCTTTTTTCATCTTCTTTCTTTTTATTCTTATGCTTATAGGCGCAAGTCTGTCTTCCCCAGGAACGGGCTAGACTATCTATGTAAGAACAAACTTTATGTTCTTCGCCACAATAAGGACACTTAGATCCTGGAGGATCATTGAGATACCCATTTGGAGTAAACACTTCTTTATGTCTTTTATTTTTTTGATTTTCTGCTTGTTTATATTTACGAGGATTCATACCCTAAAAGGTTCTTGCTGCCTGTCTGGTAATTTGATTTGTGGTAATTGATTGATCTTCTCAACCATCCACTTATCTTGATGATCTTGATAAGGTTTAGGATCGATGGCAATTTCATTAGTTGGAAGTTGCTTTGGCATTTCAATATCAATAACCTGACCCATTAGAAACTTATTTCTAGTATAGGTGCGATTAGCAGGGTCAAAAGAAACCATTACTTGAGCATCTTGTTCTTCACCACAATCTACAATCTTTCTGCCCGTCCTAGTCTCAAT